GGCCCAGGTGCCGAGGCCCAGGTGCCGAGGCCCAGGTGCCGAGGCCCAGGTGCCGAGGCCCAGGTGCCGAGGCCCAGGTGCCGAGGGCCCAGGTGCCGAGGGCCCAGGTGCCGAGGGCCAGGTGCCGAGGGCCAGGTGCCGAGGGCCAGGTGCCGAGGGCCAGGTGCCGAGGGCCAACAACAAATCATACTTAATGTGCCATGTACATTAAACGCAATACAAAAATGTACATGTATTATAGACGGCATACAAAAGCGACATCGAGGTGACAGGAGGGCATAGACTCACACACTGTTGATAAACTGCGCAAAAGAAAAACTCGTTTTCTGGAAAATAGGCTGGAAAAACAAGAGTTGTAGGCTGCTTTCTGTAGGCTGAACAACAGACACCAGTAAACACCAACAAACACCAGTAAACACCAACAAACACCAATAAAACCCGTAGGCTTGACAAACGACAATAAAATTACCTTAATTTACGTATGTACCTGTAAGACAATGGACATGCAAACAACCATCATCGCATTTCCTACTTTTCGTTGAAAAGCCCCGAAACACCCTTCGGGGCTTTTTATATTTATTCCAACCAGCCCTCCTGATAGAATATTCTTTACCATGGCTTACTCAGAACGGATAAAAAAAGAAGTTTTCAACGATTATTGTTTGGGGACTTATGACAATCTAGAGCAACTAGCAGCTGCTCATGGAATCCCCCGGATTGCAACCGTCAGCCAATGGAAGCACAAGTATGGATGGCTCGAGAAGAAAAGAAAATTCGGAAGTCTTCAAAGCCCACCAGAAAAGATTACGCAAATAACAGAGGACCAAACACCAAGAAACACTAAGAAACAGGGTCAAACGCAAAGAAAAACCGTTTCATTAATCGAAAATAATTATTCATTAGAAGATGCGACCAAACGTAACCTGCTAATTTGTAGAGAATTAAAAAATCACATTGTGGTTAGGCTGAATACCGTAAGAAACAACCCCAATTTCGCAAAAAATGCGAGTGTAAGATATCTGGCAACACTCACGGCCACCCTAGGCCAAATACAGAAAATTGAAAGAATCGAGTTTGGAGCAGACCTTCCAGACGAACATTCCCCGTTGGATATTTCGATTACCATGCCCGGAATAGAGGCTGCAATTCTCAAGGCATCCCGTTTGGTGGAAGCCCAACCGCAGCCACCCCCCGTGGATGCGCCAAAACCAGCCGACCAAACCATCATTGACGTCAAACCGGCCAGCGACCAAACATCAAACCAAACATTAAACGAAACACCAGACAAAACATCCACAGGATCATGAAATGGCTAGTCAGCTACCCCAGATCAGGCCGAAACTGGCTGATTGCTATGTTAGGGCACAGGCTAACAGGCAAACCGCAAAATAACCGTTGGCTTAAAGATGGTGGTTGTCCAGGCTTAAACGCTACACATGACGGTGCTGTGTTCCACCGGTCGAAACAAGCTAAACGGGATCCCACCAGACCACCTAAGTCCCAGTACCTTGCAATGGACGCCAGGTACACCGACTCCGAAGTCTTCCACCTTATCAGGGATCCACGCGACTGCTCGATCTCTCATTTTATTTACTACACCCAGCGTGAACGCCGCCGACGACGATTTGGAACAGACATCAACACCTTCCTGCATTCCTGTTGGGGCCTACCCTACCACATGGCCTTTCTCAACCGATGGGCCGACCTACAGCACAGTTGCCATACGTATGTGCAGTTGCGATATGAAGATCTGGCAAAAGATCCGATAACTCATTTTTTTTCATTTCTCAATTTTTACACGCCTGACATTCGATATCCCCGAACAGCAGTTGAGTCGACCATACGACTTGTGGATCTCCCCTGTATACGCCAGATGGATGTTGATGGCCAAATGCCAGGACGAGTCTCATATCGAAAACGTAAGAATAACCCACTGGCGGGCTTCTGCGTCCACGGCCGCCCACGTGGCTGGCTAAACGACCCCCGTATTGGTTTGACAGAAGATACTAAACAGTGGATGGAAGAGTATATCTCACAACACCTTAGTGACATTTATGCGTTCTACAAGGAAAACGTCTAAATTTGTACTGTCCTACCCAAGATCAGGCCAGCTTGACGACACCTACGTGAGTTACAAACGTTTGACTGGAGTCTGATATGGTAACTACGGCTAGCAAACGTCGCAAACGACAGGTAGAGATCGAGATTGATTTCGAGCCTCACGAGTATCAGACAAGGGTATTGATGTCGCCCAAGCTGACTCGCGTGGCCGTCACCGGCGCGCGTGGGGGCAAGACTAAAATGGGGGCGGTGATTGTGATGCAGGTCTGCATTACGCAGCCGACCTATATTGCAGCCGAGTGGGATTACGGCACGCCGTACAAGGTATTTGTCGGCGCGCCGACCTACGGGGATATCGATAAGGTGATTCGCCCGGAGGTGCTGCGTGCGATTCCAGAGCAGCTGAAGATTGGGCCATACCACCATACTCGTAAGCAGCAAGTCATTCGTGGGCTTCACGGCCAGACGATCTTGCAGTTCGTTACAGCTGGCAAGGTTGAATCGTGGCTGGGCGAGAAGTTGCATTTCGCGTGGATTGACGAGTTTGCACAGATCAAGGAGGAAATGTTCGACGAGGTACATACGAGATTGACGCCTCTGGTTGGCCAGCGCCGTGGTGGCTTGCTACTGACGGGGACGCCGCGTGGGCCGAACTGGGCGTTTCGGCGGATATTCAAGCCCTGGACGGCGGCGCAGAAAATCAAAAATGACGGCGGGCGACTCTCGCCTCACCATCCGGCGCGTGACATTGATTTTTTCACCTGGCGGACGATCGATAATCCGTACATCCCGCCGGAAGAGATTGCACATTACAAGGAAATCATGCCCAAACGGTACTTCCGCCGGACGTTTGAGGCCTCATGGGACGCGTTCACGGGCCAGATTTTTGAGGATTTTCGCCCGCAGGTGCATGTGCGCCGCGCGCGTGACTTCACGTTCGTCCTGCCGTCGGGCAGACTGTACGGCGACGGCCCCACACGTGTGCGGCTCGTTGACATTGTAGCTGGTGTAGACTGGGGTTATGCCGAAGGGCACCCCGGCGCAATTGTCGTCTGCGGCCGTGACGATCTGGGTCGGTGGTGGGTAATAGAGGAGTCTGTGGCTGAGAATGTGCTGGTCGACAGTCGCCGGCTGTCGGACGACACGTGGGTCACGCGTGCGCGCGCGCTGAATGCCAAGTACCACATATCGACTTTTTACTGCGACTCGGCCGAGCCAGCGTATATTCGTTCGTTTCGTCTGGCTGATTTGATCGCCGTTGGCGCCAATAAGAATGTTCTGGAAGGCATCCAGACCATGGCCGAGTCAATGTTTGTCAGGGAGCTACCCGACGGCCAGTCGGCCACCAATTTTTTTATTCTCGACTGTTGCAACGTAACCACAGAGGAGATACAATTTTACCACTGGGAGGAACATCGAGAGCGCCCGGTAAAGAAAAACGATCATGCGATAGACGCCGTCAGGTACGCGATGCATACGTGGCGCCACCGCGGCTCGTTTGACCGCGAACTAGGCTACGACGCCGCCTGACTGGCGACTGACGTATAGACGGAGGACGCTCATGGGACAGGAATTACGTAGGCTGGAGGAGCTGAAGGCTTCGGTGGCCGAAGTTCAGAAGCTAGTTTCGGGCGCGACGCCCGTCACGACCGAGTTTGACCCGACGGTGGCCAAGAGGCTGACTGTGATTGATCAAAGATTAGCTTCGATCGATCAGCAGGCAGCGAAACAGGCAGTTATCAGTGAACGGATACTGAACAAACTGCGTGGCTGGGATCAGCAAATCGCGACAATAGCGAAGCCTGAGGCGTAGGCTGATCGAAAATTAGGGGAGATCTTGGCTATGCCGTCAGAGACAGACGAGCTTTACAAGCAGCTAGACTACAAGCACCCGGATTACGATGAATGGGCAGCCGAGTGGGAGGTCTATCGTGACGTTGTGGGCGACGTGTTGGTAGACACAAGTCGTTACCTGGAACGCAATTCGATGGAAGCCCCGTCGCAATACGCGTTCCGGCAGAAGCTCGCCGAGTGGATTCCCGAGACGCCGAAGGCGATCGAACGGCTGGTCGGCGCCCTTTACTCCCAGAAGCCCAAACGTGAATTGGGTGGGACTTTTGACGAGTTTGTGGCCAATGTTGATCGGAAGGGCTCGTCACTTGACGTCTTTGTAGAACGTGTGTGCCGGACAATGTTGACTTACGGGTCGACGCGTGTGCTTGTCAATGTTCCGCGTGTTGACCTCGACAGGCCGCTGACGCGTGCCGACGAGATAGAACTGGGGCTTCGTCCGTTCTTGATTAACTATACGCCGCTATCGGTGATCAACTGGGACGTTGATCCTGAGGGCCGGACGTCGATGGTGTTGATCAAGGAGCAATGTTGGCGGAAGGACTTACCGACAGATCCCAGATCAGAGCACCTTCAGATCACCAGGTTTATTCAGTATGACGTCAAGGGCTCTCATTGGTGGGAGTTCGCCCGTATAGAAGGCGACCAGGTTCTGCGTGACGAGGGCGAGTCGACTCACGATCTGGGCTTTGTGCCGATGATCGTCGTCAGCTGGCCGACGGAGATTCGTCCGTTTATCGGATCGTCCTATATTCGGCTAATGTCGCGTGTGGACAAGCAGTTGTTTCGGTCGCAGACTGACCTTGACTACGACGCGTATGTGCATGCGCACCCGACACTGAAGGTCTGGACGGACGAACAGCTGAAGAAGGTGGGCGTTGGGAGTCAGCAGTTCTTGAAGCTAAAGCCAGGCGGGCCAGGAGTCGACAAGGAAGACGCGTCGTACATGGAGGTTCCCGAGTCAGCCTTTGACGTCTTGAAATGGCTGATTGAAATGCGTGTGGATGCTGTGGGGCGTCACGCAGGTATCGATCCCCTGGGAACGATAAAGCCAGGGTCGACCGTTTACCAGGCGTCGGGCGCAGCTCGTGCGTGGTCTTTCGGCACTAGCGAGGCCCGTGTGCTGCATGACGTAGCAGACACGATGACAATCTTTGAACGACAAATGTTTGCCTATGCCGGCGCGTACCTATCGAGCACACCGGTGGCCAAGGCGGAAGATGTAAAGATTCAGTATCCGCGTGACTTTGACATGTCAGCGACGGACACATTGGTTGATCTGACGGAACGAATCGCGCAGCTCGTGAATTCGCCGTCTTTGATTAGAAAACTACACAAGCAGATTGCAGCCTCGCGTGTGGCTGAGTCGTCGGCTATGGAGTTACAAGCGATTTTCAAGGAGATTGATAGCAGGCCTCTGATAGGGACGCCTGCCGATAGATCAGCTTCATCCGCTGTGGTGTATGACATGCCGCGTCTGACGGACGACAAATCAGGGGAGAAAGAAGAGGAAGAAGAAAAAAAAGCAGTGGCGAAGCCGAGATCAAAGACTAAACGGCCGGCCGGCACCAAAGACTATTAGCCCCCGCGTGTTCGGTTTGTTAGGGACGCGCGGCATATATTTTTCACTTTTTAATTCAGAGGACGGACAAAATGAAATTCTTGATAAATTGCCTTCACCTGCTTCAGGCTGAGGGTGACTCCCAGGGCTCGGGGGGCACGTCTGAGCCAGGCGGGGAAGTCAAACCAGGTCCGAAGGACGAGCCGAAGACTGGCGACGAAAAAACCAAGAAAGTCGTTGACGAGCCGGTGCCCGACCCGAAGGACCAGCCGATGACACCCGCCGTTTTCAAGGGGGTACTAGATCACCAGGGACGACAAATCCGAACGGACTTCGAAAAACAACTGAAGAAGAACGAAAAGGCGTTCAACGAGCGGATGCAGAGGCTTGAGGAACTCCTGTCGGCCGAGAAGAAGAAGCCGGCCGGCAAGAGCGACGAGACGCCACCGGAAGTTGTCGAACTCAAACGTGAGTTGGCCGAAAGCCGCGAGGAATTAGATAAACTCGCAAAGAGGCTGACGGACTCCAAGGAACGTGATAAGCAATATCGGTTCGAAACACAGGTGAAGGATGCACTGGTTCGCGCCGGGTGTCTGAAGTCTGAGTTGGCGTTCCGTGTGTTGGCCTCCGATCTGACACATGATGAAGAGAATGATCGAATCTATGCGAGCGTCGAGGGCGAGTACGGTCGCGAAGAGATGAATCTTGATGATTTCATCAAGCACAAAGCCAAGGAAGAGATCGTTCCTGAATTCTTCACCGCATCCCTCAAGTCAGGCAGCGCCGCAGCTGGCGACGCCGGCGAGGGATCAGGTCAGTACAAATTCACCTTCGATCAGCTGAAAGATCCCGCGTTCTACGAGGCGAACAAAGAGGAAATTCGTAAAGCGATCGATAAGGGGCTCGTGAAGGGTATAGCTCGCCCAGAGTCGTAATCACGAAATTTGAGACTACAGAGGTAAAAAACTATGCCACTCGTAGGCAGTGTCTATCCGCCGGAGGTCTGGGCGCAAGAATCGCTCATGGTACTCCGCGACACCCTTGTGATGGCGCGTTTGGTCCATCGCGACTTCGAGAACGTGGTCGCGCAGCAGGGCGACACGGTGAACACGCGTAAGCCCGCAAAGGGCACGGCCCGAACATGGGCCGGCCAGGCGGCGTTCACCGACGCGTCAGAGCAGATCCACGTCGAGAATCTTCACGCGAACAATCTCGCGATCGTTCTCGACACCATTCAGTACACGGCATTTCTTGTACAGGACAAGGATGCCGTGACGTCGATGAAGAACCTCCGGGAGGAATTCATCATTCCGTATGTCGATCCCATCGCGCAAGCGGTGGATGACGACATCATGACCGAGATGACAGCCGCCGCATCGGCTGGTGTCGGAGGTGCAGCACTAACGGCTTACGCACATGATACGGTCGGACTCGGCGCAGACATGAACGAGGACGACATCATCAAGGCGCGTGAACAGTTGTTCACCAACCAGTGTCCGATGGACCGTAGCTTGTCGCTCGTTCTGTCGGCGCAGCATGAGGCTGACTGTCTGGCCCTAGCGCTGTTCCACCAGGCGGATCAGTCGGGCTCGACCGAGGCGCTGACAAACGCCAATCTGGGCCGTAAGTTCGGCTTCGGGATCTACGCGACGCAGAACGTGCCGACAGCACTCGACACGGACGCGACGCCGCAGTCCCTGGCCTTCCACCGTAACGTCTGCGCGCTGGTCACACGGCCGCTGGGCGCGATGGACGAGTACGGCGCCAAGTTTGGCGTTCAGGCGATGGACGGCATCGGTATCCGTGTGGCGTCTGACTACTCGATCCTCCACAAGGGGGTAATCGTGTCGTTCGATGTTCTGTATGGGGTGCAGCTACTGGACTCCCATCTGGGCGTGATCGTCAATCCTTAGGAGAGATTTTGGTCAGGAGAGAAAACCCGGTGGGGCGGCATGTCCGTCCGCCGGGTTTTTTGTTTCAAACGTCAGACGCTTCTGTTACGCTGGTGGAAGGAGAGACAATGATCGACCGACTGGACATCCCACAACTGGTAGAGCACTCACCATTTAGGTCGCCTCGTCATGTAATGGATACCGTGGCTGATATTGTCAGTGGTCGGTCATTCTGCGATCTTGGCTGCTCGAGGGGGGACGTGCTGGAATTAGCTTGCTGCGCTGGGGCCTCTCGTGTGGCTGGCGTGGAAAGCGATCCCAAGAAGGTGGCTGTAGCGCGCAGTCGCGGTTTTGATGTCCTATTGGGCGACTACAGGGTCTGCAAGCTACCGACGGCTGAGGTTTTTTACGTCTGGCATGGCAATGGTCGAATCATTCGCCGGGTGCTTCGCCGGCTGACGACAGAGGATTCGTGTTCGGTTGCACGATATTTGTTGGTTGGCGCTGACGGCACACGCCGGATTGAAGTCAAAAAATTGTTTGATATTTCCACCGCCTGGCCGTCGACAATTCGTTATTTTGAATTCGATGAGCCCGGCGCGCCAGACGAGCCAGACGCAACGATTCACATGGATCGACTTAAAGGAAAGTTCTATGTAGGTGTCTTCTACTTAGATGTCGCCAGGAGAGAGAAGAAATGGCCCGTGTGATTTGCTTTGACATTGACGGCGTGCTGACGCGCGAGGCAGATACAAAACCTGAGGACTTGACAGGGACCTATGCTTACAGGTCGCCCAACACAGAGGCGATTGAAGTCGTCCGTCAGGCTATCGCTGCTGGCTGGACGATTATTCTGCACACAGGTCGGAAGGAGGGCCACCGGCGACTGACGGAAAACTGGCTTTTTGCCCATAATATTCCTTACCATTTTCTTTTCATGGACAAGCCGTATTATCGTTACGTGGTGGACGACAGGGCGGTGTCGATCGAAAAGCTACGATCAATCGTTGGGCCAGCTGGAGGAGACGATTAGATGGCTCGTCCGAACCGTCGCCGACAAGTGGTGGATAAGGACGCACGGTCAATACGCGAGTTTTGTAGTTCACATGCGGGCGACGACGCCTTTATCGTCGGCACCGGCACGTCGCTTGCTGGTTTTGACTATGCGCGCCTGCGGGGACGACTGACGATTGCGCTGAACGACGCGGTACTTACTGACGGTTTCGACCCGACGTTTCATATCTTCTCTGATGTAGGAATCTGGAAACGATACAGGGATTACCAGTTGTCGCCAACAACCAGCGTTGTTTGCCAGACGAACGCGCGAAAGAATTTTTTGGCCTACAAAAAATGTGCGTTCAAGGACAGGATATTTCTATTCTCCAACGCCACGAATCCTAATGCGTGTGAACCAGCTGACGGCAACCTGTATGTCTCGCGAACGGTCGCGACCGGTGCGATTATGTTGGCGTGGAAGCTTGGCGCACGCCGGGTGTTCCTTCTTGGCGTTGATGGGTACCGTACGGACAAGGCGTACTACCATGACGGCAGGACGAAGGGGAGGGAGAAGAGAAAGGAACGACGAATTGACGGTGGCCGAATCGTGCAAGATCGGCATGACTGTTGGGTGCAGAATATGCGGGAATTGCGTCGACAGTTTGATCGACGAAAGATTTACGGCGAAAGCTGGCCGGGTTCGAATGTCTACAATCTGTCGTTGAAGTCGACGATCGACTCATGGGAGAAGCGATCGGTTGACGACGTACTGGGTGAATCGCCCATTATCCGTACATGCCACGTAGTTGCTGCCTTCGGTGGCCCCCGAAGGGGGAACTATATGCATCCACTAGCGCGTGAGCTGCATGAGAAGGATCGGGCGGCGTTTCTGCGTCTTCACCTTCAATCTGTGAAACGATTCGCCCGGACAGTCGATCAGACAATTATTGTTGTTGCTGAATCGCCAGACGAGCCGCCAGAATTCAAGAAGTTTATAAAACGTGTGGGTTCTCGCACGCGTAATCTTGTACTGCGTCGTCCGAATGGGGGTCTTGAATTTGGGAGTTGGGCGCATGCGTATGAGTTGCTACGTGCGGAGTTCGATCGTTTTATTTTCATCGTTGATGATCATGCGTTTTGTCGGGCAGGTTATGATGACGAGCTTTATCGGCGCCTGTCGTCTGTTGGTCCGCGATATGGATATGTCGCGTCCATGGCCATTCGTGGCCACGTTAGAATTGGCGACGGCATGTCGACGCGTCTGCTTCTTGACAGGTTGTGGGCCAGAACAAACGGTGGCCTAGCTGCTGCTGGCTTCCCAAAACATATGCCACGTGTGTTTCGTTCGGCTGGTATGGAGGTTAAAACCATGCGTGGGGCCTGGTCATGCCTGGTGAAATATAAGGGTCGAACC